GCAAGAGACGGCCACAAATCATTGCCAGATGGACCAGCCGAAACAACTAGCCCTCCGGCAAGACAGTTAATGGGACCAGAAGTAGAACCTAGGTAGCCACTGAGGGCGTCAACGGTAGACTGAGTGTTAATGGACCTGGCCTTAGACCAAGGAAACAAAACAATCGAGGCATCCCAATTGGACCCAGCAGTGACAACACCAGCACCAGAAGTAGGTACAGCAACCTGAAGTTGCTGTTTCACAAGTTGCACAATAGTTGCAGTAGTAGTAATGTCAGGATAACCAGCCAATCGGATATCGCTATCATGAAATGGGTCAGCCGCCGCAATAAGCCAATCACGGCCATCTTGCGTGAGCATACCCACCCTTTCAAGCTTGTCCAACTTGGCATCAATTGCACGTGTAGAACGCTGAGCCGACATGGCAACCTCTTTAAAGCAGTCACTATAGTTGTCAACGCGCTCGCACTGCCATGTGCGCAGGGGAAAAAAGGGAAACCCCTCTTCACGAGGGTGCCCCAACCGAAGAGCAAGCATTTTCTCATCACTGGGAATCGACCTAAACACACCAATCCACTCACTGGTAGCCGGCTGGCCATCAAGCAAGAAAAAATGGTGTACTAGATGATAAAGGTAAGGATAAAGAATCTCAAACTCACCCTTAAATGCCCACAGGTTAGTCATCAGCCCGACGACACGCGCCGCACTCTGAACCCACACAATACCACCCTCCTTGAGCTTAAGAAAGGTGAACGCAGAGAGAATTTTTGACAAACGACCACACGCAACAAGAACAATAGAATTATTGAAATCGACCTTACGCGGAAATAACTGGTGAGAGAAAAACGTGAGCCGCATGGGATCACGCGGCTCCAGACAATCACTCTCCAGATAAATACCACGCCGGGCCAACTCATTCGCTAATGATACAATATCGAACCATTTCTGGTCCGTAGAATAACCCAAGTCATCACCGCCGTTCAACTGAATAAGATGCTCACGCATGTCCTGAATAGACACGGGAACAGAAGACAAATCAATATACGCAGCAGCAACTGACCGATGGGTTAAAAAAGTATTAAGCACAGTAGTAAGATACCAACCAGACGGATTCATTGGAACAACAATGATACGGTCCCGCACAATTACGCGCGGGCACATAGCAAGATTGAACAACAAGTCAACACCAGGATGGCACCA